GGAAAAAACGTAGAATATGGAAAAGAGGTTTTAAGTCAAAATGGTGCGATTGTTGAAGATGCCCTGCGTATCAAGCTCGGTAAAGTTGATTGGTTATTCGTCCTTGCTGGCGGCGGTGGCGGTACCGGTAGTAGTGTTACCGCTTTGCACCCTGTCTTTGAGCGTTACATGCGCTCTGTGCAGTCGAGTGGCAAGGTCGTTTACATAGTATCGTGGCCAACCGCGCAAGAAGTTCTTAATCCCACCATTGCAAGAAATGCTCTAACGCTCGTTAATGATGTTGCGGAACATCCGCATATTGTTCTTGACAACGAGCGTGCTACACGATTACTGCGCGGCAGAATAGGTATGCTTGGTATGTACCCTGTCGCCAACACACAATTTGCTAAGTCATTAGCCCAAGTGTTAAAACTCTCCACTGAGGATTCACCGATCCAATCTTTTGATAGCAAAGATTTGGAAACATGTTTGGGTAATGACGGTCGCGCTTTTATGGGCTCGACTATGATAAAGGACCCAAATACTGCAAAGCTTGGATCGGTGATCCTTCACAACTGTATGAACAGGTCAGCGTGCCCCCCACCGAAGGGTAAGGCAGCGGCTGGTTCATTGGTTTTAGTCGTCTCGGAAGAGATGGTGGCTGACCCTAAAGTCAGCAAGAATATTGAGTCGGCAATCGCTTATGTCGGCGGTCGATGCGAGACACTTTTCTCTGGCGTTTATGTCAGAAAGAATGTGCCCGGTCTGATTGCGATACTAAGCATGAATGGATTAGCAACGTGAAGCAACTATTTGAAAATTGGCGAAAGCATTTGAACGAAGCAGCATATGAACCAGATCCTCGTCTAACTAGTGGATTGAAAATGTCTATGGGTGTGAAGGAACTTGCTCAGCAGTTAACCAACAATATGCACGCTAAATGGCTTGCAGGTTACAGAAAAGAGAATGGTGATAAGCCAAGATTTAAGCCTATTCCCGATAATCCTCCGATAGAAAAACTACAAGGCTTCGAAGGTGTTGAGGTTGTTGATGGAGTTGCACATCAGAATATTAACCAAGAGGCCGATAAAATTGTGCCATCACTTGCCCATAAGTTAAATGGAGCGCCATCAGTAGACTATGCGGTTGCAGTTGAAAACCTACCAGAATCCCCTTCAGTTGATGACATTGAAAATCTATCTTCTGAATTCCATGAAATATGGATGAAACACAATTCATGGCAAAAAGATAGTAACCCAAGCTTGTTTGTTGATTATACTCAATTGCCTGCCGATGAGAAGCGGAAAGACTTAGATCAACTAAAGGTTGCTTTAAATTTAGCATACCGGGGCAATGAAGATATTATGCAACTATTTAATCAAGTATATAGGAGTACAACATAATGGCATTTAGAAAAAACAAGAAATTTATTGATCCTCGTTACTTTTTAGACGAGAAGATGCAGATACCAACACCAGTAATCAAAAAATGTCTGGCACTGATGCAAGCATTGGATAGAGGCCCAAACACAAGAGGCAAGATGACTGATCGCGGAGGTGGCGCCGGCTCTGACAGGTATCCCACACATGCCAAACAAACTCCGGAAGAGGCAGAGATAGCACAAGCTGATTATGCTGAGCTTCAAAAAGAATTCGACGATGCCCGATGCATGGATACTTTAGAGCGTGCTGAAGCATATGGAGATATTGAACATAACCCACTCGACAATGATCCATACGGCCCGTCATCAGAGTACCCCGGCAAAACGAAATTCAAAAGATAACTAAGCATGAATGGATTAGCAACATGAAAATTACAAAACAACAACTTGAACAACTTATTAAAGAAGAACTTAGTGCCACCATCGATGAAGGCGCCGAGCTAAAAATCCCTGTTGAGAAATACGACGCCTTTAAAAGAAAGATCGAACAGTGGGCTATGCTGTTTAACAAATTTACCGCGTATACAAGGGATCTCCATCGTCCCGGCTTTGATTTAAAAACTGACGGAAAAAGAATAGCTAGAATGGCTTACAAGCTTGAAAGCGAATTTAGAAAGATTATGGAAGAATTTGATTTTGACGCCAAGGTTTATGATGATGAGCGCTACGCAATGCGCCAGAAGCTTGATCGGTTTGATGGCGATAATGAATTCTTTGTAGAAACAACAGAGGATGAGAAATGAACTGGCTTAAGAAATTTTGGAATTGGTTTATAACACCAAATGAAGACGCATGTTGTGTAGAACCCCGCGCTGACGAAGTGTGCCCCACCGCCGGCACGCTATTTTTTGAAATATGCCGGGAAGCAGGCGTTAGACAGCGAGATTTAAAAGAGTCAGACGCAGCAAACCTGTTTCAAGAGTGGTATACTGGCCCCTGTGATGAAGAAAGCATCCGCGCTGCTATCGCTGAATTTAAACTTACGCAACCTGGAGTGGCTGCAAAATTAAGTGGAAAACTATAAGATGAAAATTACTAAATCAAAACTCAGAGAGACTATTAAGGAAGAAATAGAAAAAGATCCGGCTCTTGTGGATGCAATACGCTCCTTAACTAGCACCATCGACGGACTAGATATAAGCGTGGATTTCTTGGCCGCTGCAGTCACGGGTGAAGATCCAATATCGATTGGTAGCGCTCAAGGAGCCCTCGGTAGGGCTTATCGACCTTCAACAAAGAAAGGGTCCACGCCACCGCCGGACCTTAGCGAGGCGCAGCCCGTTGACCAACGTGAGAACCCAACTCAAACCATGGCCAGCAAGTTTGCCGCCGGCGATATCGCAAAGCAGCCTGAAGGATCACGCAGTGAATTAGCCCAGCTGTTCCGGAACCTATTAGGGCAATTAGGTGAAGCAAACCCAGAAGAAGTAGAAGCTCTAGCTGATACGGTTGCCGCACTCATTCCAGCCTCGGGTGAAAATGTATCCAAAAATCTTGGACTAGAAGAAGGTGTCGAGAACCTTACACCAGAAAATCTTAAATTAGTTTTTGATGTGCTGGTAAAGATGGCGCCAATGCTTGGCATGCTTGCTATCGGTACTCCTCTGATGATGGCAATAGAAAAGAAATTAAACAATAGAGAATTGGAAGAGGATGATTCCTTCTCTAAAGCCGGCGAAGAAATCGAGAAAAAAGGAACTGAAGGTGTATTCACTGCAAAAGCTAAAAAACGCGGCATGAGTGCACAAGAGTTCGCCCGCAAAGTATTGGCAAATACCGACGAGTATGATACCAAAACAGTTCGTCAAGCTAGCTTTGCCAAAGGTGCAGCTACGGTCGCTCGCAACAAAAAGAAGTGAGGCTTGCATGATGAACTATGTTCAAGGAAAATTAGACAGACTAGTTGAGAAGATGATATCACGCAAGTTTCTTGTGTGGCTGACAGCTACCGGACTACTTGCTTTCTCTGATTTGCAATCTGGAGACTGGGTAATCATCTCTGCTATTTACATCGGTGGTCAGACAGTCATCGATGGCATTGCAAAACTAAAAGGTGTTGCATGAGTTGGGCCAAGGTTCTACAATTTGCACTTAAGAACTGGCGAGAAATTCTCGTCATTTTTTCTTTGTCACTTGTATCTCTTAAAATGCGTATGGATTATAACGCGCTTAATAAAGCTTACGAGATCTCAAAACAAGAAACCAAAGAGCGCATCGAAGCACTACAGTATATCCACAGTGAAGAACTCGCTCGCAGAGAGCAAGCAATTGATACTTATAAAGAAGCCATGAAAGAGTTGAGAGATGAATACGACAAGTCTCAAGAAGACTTAGAGAATGAAAAGCAAAAAAAAACTAAAGAATACGAGAGACAGTTCACGCAAGATAAGGAGGCGTTAGCAAATGAGATTATTAGCACTTTTGACTTTGAGTATGTGGAGTAGTACTGCGATAGCAAACGACACCGGTACATTTACATTTTTGGGCCTAAATCAATGCGCACCATTTGAGGGTGTTTTATATGACCCGATAGCTAATGCTTCCATACTTACGAAAACTCAGTCTGCCAAAAGCGCATGCGACATTCGACTAAAGTATGATTTAGGTATACAGGCTACGGAATATGAGTTAAAATTAGAAAACCTCACAATAAGGCATGATGCTTTAATTTCGGAATATGATATGAGAGTACTGTCGCTTCAGCGAGAGTCAGATGCCTTAGCAACCGCATTAAAAAAGCAAAGTAAAAAGAATCCTGTGCTCTGGGTAGCGATTGGGGTGGCTAGCGGAATGGCTATATCGTATGGGGCTTATAAGGTGTTTGATGAGTAAAAAAGATCCTAATGATATTGCTGCCATAGAGCGGGCCATAGCCCAGAAGTATGGTGAGGAAACTATTAAAAATCCACGTGCTGACTGGGACCCGATCAAAGAGAAAGAATATCTTCAACAAATGCGTGAATTGTATCAACGAACATCGAAGAATGATGAGTGGCAAGAAAAAGTAGATGTAAATGGTATAAAGGTCACAAAAAAACTACTTAATAGAGAATCTTTAAAGAATTGTTCTGTCTGCGGAAATTTTCCAAAGAGTACTATGGATGATGTTTGTCAGCTAAAATTTGAGTGTTGCAATAATTGCTATATTCAATATGTGGAAGGCCGAGAAGAAAGATGGTTAAAAGGATGGAGACCCGATGAAAATTACAAAATCACAACTTAGTAAAATTATCAAAGAAGTTTTAGCCGAAGCTGATGAGGCAGCCGTCAAGCTAAAGAATAAAGCAATGACAGGTGGAACTTTTACAGCCGGCGGCAAAAACCAGAGAAAAGACGTAAGCGCCGAAGTTGATAATAACGAGCGCGCCCTAATACACCAAATAGACGCCTTTTTATTGAAATTGGCAGCACTACCTGGTGTGGAACTACAGAGCCATCGAACAACACTGCAGACGATTCTAAAAACTCTCGAAAAAAGAATTGGTTCGTCTGCTAAGCAGGCTACCTCTCCCGAACAAGATACCACCACCCCACCAAACCAAGGAGCACAAGGATAATGGCAACAGTTTATGAAATAATTCAAGGCTTATCACAAGCAGCAGCAAACGCATATGATGGAGCATTAGGAGAAGATGAATCCGCTACAAAAACCGGTGTTCTACGTCGTGAAGAGGGGGATGCTCTGATTGATCAGAGAGTTATCGATGGTTTTAATGTTAAGTTTTACGGCGATATAATGTGTCTTACTTATCAATCCGATGTGCAGCTGAAAGAAGTGTACGCCGGCGGGTTCGAAGAAGAAATTGATCAGCGCATGACAGATATTGCGGATTACCTTAAGAAAGAATACAAGAAAATTACGGGCAATTCAGTAACTCTGACCGAAGAAGGCGAAGTCGATGTGTTTGTTCAGAATTCCTCTCGGGTTCGAACCTGGGTCGAAGCTAAAAAGCACTTTAAGGTTGGCGGACTTTCGAAAGATATGAATGATGACAACAGCGGCTCTACAAATCCGGTCGAAGCAAATTGGAAAAGCTTTTTGGATCAGGGTGGCTGGAATGGCAAGGGCGGCTCCCGACCCGACAACGACACGAGACCAAAATCAAAAAATGACTAATGGCTTTTCAGTTAGACAAAAAACAGCAAGTTAAAGAAATACTAAAATGTGGCAAAGATCCTGCCTACTTTTTAAAAACCTACGCCAGAATTTCCCATCCTATGCATGGGTTAATTCTTTTTGACACATATGATTTCCAAGACGACCTTTTACGTGATTTTAATGATTATCGTTTTAACGTTATTTTAAAAGCCAGACAGTTAGGAATATCAACAATCACAGCTGGATATATTGTCTGGCTTATGTTATTCCATCGTGACAAAGCAATTCTTGTAATGGCAACGAAGTTCGCTACAGCCGGTAACCTTGTAAAGAAAGTTAAAGGTATCATGAGAAATGTGCCTGATTGGTTAAGTATTGCTACTATCACAGTAGACAACCGAACTTCATTTGAGCTTTCTAACGGTTCGTCTATTAAAGCAGCCTCCACCTCTGGTGATGCAGGTCGTTCAGAAGCACTTTCCCTTTTAGTACTCGATGAGGCCGCTCACATTGAGGGTCTCGGAGATCTGTGGACCGGCCTATATCCCACTCTGTCTACTGGTGGTCGATGCATAGCGCTGTCTACACCCAACGGTGTTGGTAATTGGTTCCACAAGACATGCACGGATGCCGAAAGCAATACAAATAACTTTAACTTGACTACACTGCCGTGGGATGTCCACCCAGACAGAGATAATGAATGGTATAAGAAAGAGACCAAGAATATGTCAAAGCGCCAAATTGCACAAGAGCTTGAGTGCAATTTCAATACTTCTGGAGAGACTGTCATTGATCCAGATTGTATGAAGTGGTTATTAGAAAACGTTAGGGAACCAAAATACCGAACAGCTTTTGACAGAAATTTTTGGATTTGGGAAGAATACGACCCAAGCTGCAACTATCTTGCTGTTGCAGATGTTTCCCGCGGCGACGGCGCCGATTTTTCAACATTACATATGATCAAGATAGAAACTCTCGAAATCGTGGGCGAATATCAAGGGAAGCCAACGCCCGATATGTATGCAAACTTCCTGAATCAAGTAGGGAGAGAATTTGGAGATGCTATGCTTGTGGTAGAGAACAACAATATCGGTTACACAGTTCTCGACAAGCTTGTTGAACATGCCTATCCAAATTTGTACTACTCTATCAAGTCTACACATGAGTATATAGAACAACATCAAGCAGAAGCAATGAATTCTAGTATAGCCGGCTTCACAACTTCCATGAAAACGCGCCCCTTGATTATAGCGAAATTAGAGGAGTTTATCAGAAACAAACTAATTACCATATATTCTTCTCGTACAATTAACGAGATGAAAACTTTTATTTGGAAGAATGGAAAACCGCAAGCGATGAAAGGATACCATGATGATCTCATCATGGCACTTGCAATCGCTTGTTGGGTGAGGGACACAGCATTGCAGACAAGTGCACGAGATTTAAACTATTCAAAAGCGTTCCTATCTGCTATTGTATCTTCTAAGACAACTATGAATACTCAAATAAAAGGCCAGCAAGGCTACAAAAAAGATAATATATTTGATAAAATAAATGAAGCAAAAAATACATACGACCAGTTTAGCTGGATCATTAAGTGAGAAAATAAATGGCACCCCCTGACAGAAGACTAACAGCAAACAACAGAAACCCTGCTAATCAAGAATCTAAGCTCTTCCAAGCTTTAACTAGATTATTCTCAGGCCCCATAGTAAACTATCGGTCACAATCCGGCCGTCGCATCCGACGTCAACATCTGGATAAATATTCTTCACGTTTTAAGACTGCGTCCGGACAACAGTTTAAAAAGAGTTTACACAACCCATTAGATAATCTAGCGACCAATGCGATAGCAAACCAGCGCCGCTCTGAACGATATGTTGATTTTGATCAAATGGAATACACACCAGAGATTGCATCATCACTGGATATCTATGCCGACGAAATGACGACATATTCGGATCTCCGGCCAATGCTGAGCATCAAATGTCCCAACGAAGAGATACGTGCAGTTTTAGCGGTCTTGTTCGATAATATACTTAGCCTTCAGTACAACCTGTATGGCTGGAGCCGCACCATGTGCAAGTATGGAGACTTCTTTTTGTATCTAGACATTGACGACAAATACGGTGTTAAGGGGGTGATAGCTATCCCTACTGCTGAGATTGAAAGGTTAGAGGGTCAAGACTCTACGAACCCCAACTATGTTCAGTACCAATGGAACTCAGCAGGAATGACATTTGAGAATTGGCAAATTGCACATTTTAGAATTTTAGGAAACGATAAATATGCCCCATACGGAACATCTATTCTGGAACCTGCCCGCCGCATCTGGCGCCAACTAACTTTGATGGAAGACGCAATGATGGCTTATCGTGTTGTTCGTTCGTCTGAGCGCCGCGTGTTTAAGATTGATGTGGGGGCTGTTCCTCCGCAAGAGGTTGAACAGTATATGCAAAAAATTGTAACTCAGCTTAAGAGACACTCAGTGGTAGATCCAAGCACTGGACGCGTTGACTTACGCTATAACCCAATGTCCATTGAAGAAGATTATTTTATTCCTGTTCGCGCTGGTTCTGCAACCGAGATACAAACTCTTGCCGGCGCCCAAAACATTACTCAAATAGATGATATCAAATATCTCCGCGATAAACTTTTTTCCGCGTTAAAAATTCCCCAAGCATATCTTGCGATGGGAGAAGGCGCAGCTGAAGATAAGACAACCTTAGCCCAAAAAGACATTCGGTTCTCACGAACCGTACAAAGATTACAGAGAGTTATTATCGCGGAGTTAGAAAAAATTGCTATCATCCACTTATATACTCTTGGTTTCCGCGGAGATGATCTGTTATCCTTCAAGCTGGCTCTGAATAATCCTTCCCAAATTGCAGAACTTCAGGAAATTGAGCATTGGAAATCCAAGTTTGATGTCGCAGCTTCAGCCACAGAAGGGTTCTTCTCTCGTCGTTGGGTGGCCGATAACATTTTTGGTATGAGCCATGAAGAATTCCAACGCAACCAGCGCGAAATGTATTATGATCGCACCCACGATGCGTCCCTACAGGCAGTAGCCGAAGGGGGCGCCCAAGCTGAGGGCGGCCTCGGCGGGGACCTCGGCGGTGGAGATCTCGGCGGCGATCTTGGAGGGGGAGACTTAGGTGACGATCTTGATCTTGGCGGTCCAGATGAAATGCCAGCAGGCTCCGCAGACGCGCCCGCAGACGCCGACGCCGGCGGGGAAGAATCTCCTTTATTGGCGGTACCTCCGGGCAGCAGACAGGAGCCTCGTCTAACACCCGGCGCTAAAGGCAAAGTATACAATCCAGTAAAGGTGGATAAAAGGAAAGCCGGCGCCCGACAACGTTCAAACGCAGCTAAATATTCAAAAGAAAAAGCTTCATCTACTACACGAAATGTATATCCAGGCGCTGAGATAAATGCCATACCAACTGTTGGCAATGGGATTTATGAACAAGAGCAATCTATTTATAGTCTGAGAGAGCAATCAGAAGAAGAAAGTTTATTTCAAATTAACGAGTCAGTCCGAAACTTGATTGAGGGATTGGAAAGTAAAAAACTATTAACGGAGCAAAAAGATGAAAACAAAGCATAATAAAAAACGCAATACAGCATTTGTTTATGAGGCTTTGATAAAAGAAGCAACAATCTCTATTATGAAAGGAGACTTAGAACGCAAACAAAAAGTTATTAATATAATTAGAGAGCACTTCGGTGCCGATAGCGTTTTAAAATACGATCTAGAGTGCTATAAGTCTCTTTATGAAAACCAAGACTTAACGGAAAAAGATTCACAGAAGATCCTTAGAGAAGCAAAGATACAAAAGATGATGATAGATCCACAACAACTTTTTACTGCGCAAACAGCGATGATACATGATATTAATAAAGAAATTGAATCAGATATATTCAACAACTTTGTTCCTAACTATAAAACACTGGCCTCGATTGACCAAATTTTTAATATAAAAACAGATCCTAAAAGTCGTGTTATATTAGAAAATGAAGTTACCACGAATATGCTTACATCGGTTGCTGAACAGAACCAGGAGCCAACGATAGATAACTTAGTACTCAATACGTTCGTTAGTAAGTTTAATGAGAAGTACAAGCAAGATTTAATGTCGGAACAAAAGGAACTTCTAAGCAAATACATATCTTCATTTACCGATAATTCTTTGTCTTTGAAAATGTATCTTAACGAAGAGATTTTGCGCTTAAAGAAAGAAGTGAAAGCTGCGATGTCCGCGGCCCTCTTCGAAGATGATCCGATCCTATTACAGAATGCTACCCGAGTTCTTGAAAAATTAGACTCGTTTAAACAAACAGACATTACTGAGAGTGTACTTCTTACAGTACTCAAAACTCAAAAATTAGTACAGGAGTTCCATACCGATGGCCCTAACAATTAAGATCGGCCGCGGCCACCAATCCGCGGTTGTTAAATTAGAAATGGACCTTCGTAAAAGTTTAAGCGGAGATTTGATGATCTTTGATCACGGAGATATTGACATTGTGCTATCTCCCGCAAAAAATAAAATTGTTGCCTTTCCCAAAGATACTATGAACGATTTAGTATATGGTGCCCAGAATAGATTGTTTGCACACTTACGCAAAAAGGGCCTCATAATTCCAGAATCTATCGTAGCCGGCGCTTTCTATGGCTCATTTGAGGCGGTTATGCAGGAGCCGTTTAAGGAAAGCTTAAATGCTGCCAAGTTCACGCTAATTAATATTTCCAATTTTATCAATGAAGAACGGCCGTATTTTGAATCTACAGAAGCTATTGTTTCAATGACCGATGACGAATTGATACATCCCGATAAGGAAGACTCCACTGAGTTGGGTGACGTCCCGCAATCTACTGAGAAGGGCTCAATTCGCCCGGGCTACGTACGTGATCCTTATTCGTTGAGCTATATGTACACACTTTGAGGAGTTTTGTGATGTCTGAAATGAAACTGATAATGGAGAACTGGAACGGTTATGTTACAGAAATAGCTATCGAACCAAAAAGAGCACCAATGACATGGGCTCAGTTATCTATCATTACCCAAGCGGCCGCCCTGAAAGCGAAAGGTAAGTTAACTAAAGAAAAAGAAATCGATCTTCTGGGCCAGCTGGCTGATGTCGGCTCCGATTTAGCAATTTCATTGTTGACAGATATGATCCCCTTTGCAGCTACCGCTAAGACAGTTGGCATGGCCATGGCCGGCCTTTGGAAAACCTATGCACAAAAACCAGATCAAGACACCGCAGACAATCCAATATTATCTGCTTTTAATTTAAGCGACGGGTTTCAAGAATTAATTGATGATCGACTTGAAGATGAGTTTATAAAAGAAAAGATCCCGGAGATTGAAAAAATGGCACAAGCAGCGCCCAACGAGCCTATTCCTAATATGGATGAAGTAATCAAGCAATGGCTAGCCTCGCGCCCCATCGGTGGCCAGAAGGGTAATACCGTCGACCGAGTAAAACAATAATGGAATTGCTCACATTTATACTGTGTGCCTACGGGCTCACTCAAATTTTAGTTTATAGTGATATGCCTGTATTACAAAAATTACGTCCTTCAAAGGAATTTGGAGCCGGCTACGGTAAGGTATTTCACTGCCCCATGTGCATGGGTTTCCATGTTGGGTGGGTTTTGATGCTGCTTTCCCCGTTTACAGAACTATTTAGTTTTGATGTTACTGTATTCAATTTCTTCCTTCTAGGATGGTTATCTTCAGGAACATCCTATATATTAAACATGGTCTTTGGCGACCACGGAGTTAAACATGAACACAAATACTTGGACCGACAAGTGGATGCTGCAACCAGTTAGACGCTGTTGTAAGGGATCTTAGCTATGGGTCAGAAATTACTGAGAGAATATTACGAACTTTGCGATGGCGGCGTTTGTCAAGACCTGCTCACAGAAGAAGAAAAAGCTTTTGTTACGGCTGGAGGCATGTACTTAACTGGAATAATCCAACGTGCAGATACAGTTAATGGCAATGGCCGTGTTTATCCTTATAACGTCTTAATGCGCGAGATGAAAAACTATGACAAGCTTGTGACCGAACGTCGCGCCTTGGGAGAACTAGATCATCCAGAAGATTCAGTAATCAACCTTAAAAATGCATCTCATATGATGACAAAAGTTTGGTGGGACGGCAAGAATGTTATGGGTAAAGCTAAAGTGCTTGATACTCCTTCTGGGCAGGTTCTTAAAACGCTTGTACAGTCGGGCGTCAGCATCGGTATTTCATCCCGCGGTATGGGTTCCGTAACCGAGGCCCAAGGAAACACGGTTGTCGAAGACGACTTCCAATTGATTTGCTTTGATTTTGTTTCTGAGCCATCAACTCCTGGCGCCTTCATGATGAAAGAGGCAAAAGATTTTACTAACAAGGTATTCACCAAAGCTGATCGAATTAATAGACTTTTAAACGAGGTTCTCGAAGATGAGTGACTGGAGTAGTTTTAAAGACGCTAAAAAACAAAGTGACGCATGGAGAGACTTTCTCAATGAAAGCGCTGCTTCTGAAGAAGCTGTAGAGATCCCGCTCGATGAGTTCACTGGCGGCTTGAAGAACTTCTTGCGAGGTAAAACGGGCGGCAAACATGGCCTCAGTTATGACAAAAATCAATATACTAAAGATTTAGTCTGCAAGAGGGGCCAACCGTGTAGCACTGGCGACGGAAGTGGCGAGCAACTTGGACCCGAAACATATAACGCTGATGATGTAGTAGCCCTCAACAAGGCGTTTGATGATATAAATCGTCTTCTTGGTCTTGAGATAGATCGAGCAGCCCTATCCCAAGAGCTACAGGATCTACTCACAGATCCCCAAGGGAATAATTATACGATTGAAGAGCAAGCTATTCACAAAGCATCGGTTATCTTAAGCCGCATGCCCACTCTTGGCGATTTATCCAAATATCCTAATCTGACTAAACTTTTTAATGGTGCATTGACCAACGCAAAGACCAAAGCGCATTTACATAAGATTTTAGCACGCGGCGGCTTTTTTGGCAAAGACGGCGATCAGATACCCGACTGGTTTGGTAAGGCCCCAGAGCCTGCGCCGACACCAGAGAAGGAAGCGCCAGAAGCCGTATTGGGTAGCTGCAAGAAATTTAAAGTTAACAAAAATCCTGCGAGCCCATTGATGGCTCTTCAGATGTATTTGCTTAATGTCAAAAAAGAATACCAGCTAAACCCTAAGAAATATGTAGAACTACGTGATTACATTGTCAAACAAAGTGTCGCCGCTGGGTTCTTTAGTGAGTTGGATGCGAAAGAAATTAAAGAAGTAGTCGGCCAAGTTGCCTCTACCAAAACTCCTCGCCGTCAAGTTCGACCAGTAAAAGGCTCTAATTCCAAGCCGGCGAAAAGTCGCTCGGTCGACCTGAGTGGCATTTTCCAGATTTTTAAGGATCAAGAGATAGCCCAGTCGATTTATGATTGCTGTAAGTTACAACTGAAAACAAGTGGCTGGAATATTGGTCAACCTGCCCCACCCGAAGAAAAACCTAAACCATGGGATGAACCCCACGATTGGGACACTCCCGAGGATCGCACTCCGAAGAAACCAGGTCAAGACGGTGCTACTCCAGTAGATGTTGAGGAAATTCCAGATGAAGACGATAGTCCCGGAGCCGAACCTCAAGAGAGAAAAGTATTTTACTTAGCAGATGATTTTAATACCAACAAGATCAAAGGTAGTTGGAACAGCGTCAATAAAAGAAAGGCCGGCCCAAATATCAATTTCCAATCAGACTTAGACGCTTTTGTAAACTTTATTGGCCCATATTTACCTGAGAATGTTTTAAGTGAAAAGAAGACTTCTAACAACCCAGTAGAAAAAATAGCGAATAGCAATTATCTAATTAAAAACAAAGACAAAATTCTACAACAATTTAAGAAATTAAGTAGAGAAGATCCCAAGAAAGCTGAGAAGGTCAAGAGGATGTCTAGAATATTTATGAAATCTCAATCAAAACCACTACTAAATGATCTTATGCGCAAGGTGCGCACCAAAATGGTGAGTGACCAAGGCGCAGAAGTGGTAGACTTACCCACGAAGAAACAGCCAGCTTCCAAACCCAATCGCGGAGCTTCGGTGGATCAAGGTAAAGTCGCAGAAAACAAACTTAATGAATCTAACACTATCGGGCGATGGAAGTCGCTTGCAGGAATAAAATGAAAAAAACTGATTTAAAACAATTAATCAAGCCCATGGTTAAAGAATGTATTCACGAGGTCCTTATTGAAGAAGGGCTTCTGTCTAATGTTGTTGCAGAAGTGGCAAAGGGCATGCAAGCGAGCGTCATCACTGAAACCAAGCAAGCTAAGGCCCCCCGCGCAACACGTGAAGAAATGCGACAAAAAACTGCAACTATCAATAAAAAAATGGCTGATCAGAAAAGAAAGATGATGGAAGCAATTGGGAGTGATGCATACAATGGAGTAAATCTTTTCGAAGGCACCACCCCAACGACTGCCCCGGACCCAAATCGATTACAGGGCGCCCCAGACCTAGGTGCCCCAGATGATTCTGGAGTTGATATTAGTTCCCTAATAGGTGGAGCTTCCCATGTCTGGAAAGCAATCAAGGAAAAGGGAAACTAATGGCTAAAAAATCAAATTTTAAAGTAACTGCCAAAGAGTGTAAAGGCAATCACGAAAGAATGATAAGGAAATTTATCAAGAAAGCTAAGCGAGAGCGAATAGTTGAAGAAATTCGTGAGAGAAAAGAGTACAAAAAGCCTTCGATAAAGAAGAGAGAGAAGAGTGAACGCGCCCGCCGCCTTCGAGCTAAAGAAGAAAGAAAGCGAGAACGCGCCAAAGAAAGGCGTAATAGAACAAATAAGTGACTATTTATAATGAATACAACAAATTTCAGAGGATTTAAAACATGGCAAAAGGATTAGCACCAATTAGAGTGCCCGAAGTTGGACTTAACAACGTCGGCTCATATCAAGTAAGCGGTCGACCATTCGCTAGTGGAAACATTACTGTCAATCATGCAATGAAAGTAGACTTTCCTATGGTTTCACAATATTTTGAGGTAATTAACCGCGGTTCGGGCTCGGTAAGAGTGGGGTTTTCACAAGTTGGGGTGTCAGGGTCTAACTATTTTGTAGTGTCGGGCTCGTCGTTGCGTCAACACGGACATTCAGGAACACAAAGGCTCAAGGTTTCACAGATTTGGCTATATGCAGATACTCCGGGAACGGCTGGTAAAGTCGACGTTGCAGCAGGTCTCACGTGCATTGATCGTAAGAAGACAGCAGGACGCCTTGGACCTAGCTGGTCAGGTTCTGCCGGAGTTGGATAATGGCTACCGGATGGGCATATATAAACTGTACTGCTAGCACCGGTGGCGCATCAGCCACGGGTCCTACTGGTTCCATACAGTTTCATACAAGCGGATCGAACATGACAGGTTCGCGTAATCTTATGTACTTCACTGCGTCTCGCGGTGGTACTCCCGGTGGAACTACAAGCACGCTGGTATTGACTGGGGCCCTTATTGTTAGTGGCGCCATCACCGCGAGTTCTTATAAAATTATTGACACTGAGGTCATCTCTGGTTCAACCATTTTTGGTAATAGTGCCGATGACATACATCTCCGCACCGGTAGTTTAAATGTTGTGTCAAGCGCAGTTGGAGCAGTGTGGACATCAGTCACACCTGTTCTAAGTTCTTCGGCCACCAACCACATGACTTATCTAAAATCAATTCGTGGTAATTATTTTGCTGTGACGGGTACGGTCACACTCAATGGTGGCGCTAATCTTACGAAGAGAGCATATATTTATGGCGTAACTGCAACCGCCAACACAGTTATCACATTAGACGATCCGAGATCTCAAGGCGCCAAAGCTGGTCACATCATGGTAGTGAAAGATCAGGTAACGGCACGCACAAGTTCTCTCATTCTTTCAAAGAGTACAGTAAGTGGATTAGTTGAAGGTGGAAACTATTACCAATTAACTGGTACAATGCCGGCAATTAACTTGTATTCGGATGGAAGCAACTGGTTTGTCTTCTAATTAGTTTTAGGAGGAACTGGTAAATGGCTCATAATTCACTGACGGGCACAGTAATTGCGCCGGCATATTTCGGACCAGGCATTGATGCTGGGACCAACATCCTCTCGGGCAACTTAAGCACGTCCGACGGCGCGAGCATTATTAATGTCCCTCGCGTACAAAACGCGACTGATAATGGTATTGTAACCAATGTAGGTGGCAATGCGAATGCTTTAAATTGTGAAACCAATCTGACGTTTGACGGCTCTTCGCTTGGAATCGTTGGTGGAATGAGTGCTAGCGCACCCGTTTCCGCATCGTTTTTCTATGGGGATGGCAGTCAACTAACGGGCGTGAGCAACGTAAACCCATCTGGCCCGAATTATTCGGTTCAATTTAAGAACGCTAGTGGAAACTTAACAGGTTCATTTGGGTTGCGCTTTGAGGGTGATCGGCTAGCATTGGCGGGAGGCCTACAACTAAGCCGAGCAACGGCCAATGCAACTCTAACCGCATCTACTAAGAGCTATTATATCGGAGTAGATACAACTAACAATGTTGTGGATGTCAGGTTGCCAAGCGCTTCTCTAATGTTGAACGGCCAAACGTATGTGGTAAAGGATGAGGGAGGCAATGCTAATAGCAACAACATTACAATTTTAGCCTCCGGAGCCGAAACAATCGATGGTAAAAATTCGATTGTTTTGGAGTCCCCTTATGCATCTGTTCAGCTTTATTGTAACGGTATTAATAAATACTTTATCTGCTAAGATTTTTTAGCTGTGAGCCTTCTAATTATAAGCGACCTGTGGAGCGATCCACGGATCAAATCTGGATAGGTGTATTCCTAAACAGATGACCATTATAAAACTATAAAATGGAGGGTTTTTAAACATGGCTTATAAATTTCAATTTGGACCTAGCACAATGTCAGGTGCGCTCGAACAAGAGGGCACAGTAGACATCACAGGCGCAGGTCTTCTTAAACTGGCGGGACAAACTTTGTCCGACGCCAGCCGTAACGTGACAGCGGTTTCGTTGTCAGGTTCTTCTGTTCTTAACGTCGTTGGACGCGCAGAACTAAAAAACGAATTACACGTTAGTGGAGCAGCAGTCTTTAAGCTTGGTGCTTCAATGGGTGATGCAAACGTCACAAACGTTGGCTCTATTGCTCTTGACAGCATTATAGCCGACAACGGTTCCAGCTTCTCTATGGGAAGTAACTGGACCAACGCCGGCCGCACTGTAGCCGACGCTGGTATCCTTACCACTGTCGACATCAACGGCGGTACTGTTGATGGCACTGTCATCGGTGGTGCAGCCGCGGCAGCTGGTACATTCCTTGCTGTGAAAGGTACCTCTTTCTCTGGTGCTGCTGGACTAAACAACTATCTTTACAACACACAAATTAAAGGTACGTTAAACGTCTCTGGTACAATGACCGCAAAGGCGATTAATGCCACAAGCTTGTCTGCTTCTGGTGACTTGAACATTGCGGATAACGCTACTGTGAACGGTACTGCTGGTATATACGGCTTACTTACTGCTCACGCTGGTGCCTCAATGGGCGATGCAAACATCACAAACGTTGGTGACATTGCTCTTGATAGCATTTCTGCTGACGGTGCTAGCTTCTCTATGGGAAGTAACTGGACTAACGCTGGTCGTACTGTTGCTGACGGTGGTATCTTCACTACTTTAGATCTGAACGGTGGTTCTATCGATGGTGCTACCATCGGTGCTGCAGCCCAGTCTTCTGTTAGAGCTACAACTCTTTCGGCTTCTAGCACGTTAGATGTTGTCGGCAACGTAACCTCACATGGCACTGTCAAACTTGCTGGTGTTGCTGCAGCTGCAGCTGCTGTTGCTAATGATGACTTATACTTCCTTGATTCCGACGGTCTCATGAAGAAGGAAAGTTTCGTTGACTACGCCGCTGCAATCGCTGGTTCTGGTCTTGCCGCCAGTGCTGGTGTGCTCAGTGTTGACTTAAACGAAGCCACTGCTGGTGTCGTTGATGTCGCTGCTGATTCTTTCACTTTCATCGATGCCAATGATAGCAACGCTGTTAAGAAAGATTCTTACGCTGACTATGCAACCGCAGCTGCTGGTATTGGTATTCGTGCCAGTGCTGGTACGTTTGAGCTTGAGTTATCAGAGCTTGGTGCTGGTGTTGTCGCTTCTGGCGACTTCTTTGCATTCGTCGATTCGGACGATGCATCCGCCACTAAGAAAGAGACTGTCGATGACCTCGCTACTCTCTTTGCTGGTGTTGGTCTGTCTGCGGCTTCCGCAGTTCTGGCTCTTGACCTTAACGAACTGACTGCTGCTGCTGTTAATGTTGCTGCTGATAGCATCGCTATCATCGACGCTGACGACAGTAACAACTCTAAGAAAGAAAGCATTGCTGACCTTGTGACAGCCATGGCTGGTGGTGGTCTGACCGCTACTAACGGTGTGCTTTCTACGCAAGGTGGTTCAGCCCAAGCAATCGCAAATGAGAACGGAACTCTTACAGAAGGTATGAACTTCGGTACTACAACTTTCACTGCTGATCGTACTTGGACGCTTCCTGCTAGCCCTGATATCGGTGATATCGTGCACGCTAAAGCTCCAGGTTCTCTTGGTGGCAATGATCTCATCATCAACAAGGGTTCTGCTGATCACCGCATCGATGGTGCTGAGTCGGTCGAAATCGAATCTGATGGTGGTGCTATTTCATGCATGTTCGTTGGTTCTAACGTTTGGGTACTCTTCTAGGATTTGCTTTTGCAGTCCGGAAGATTATTCTTCTATATTGGGCGCCCTCCTTTTGGGGGGCGTCCTCTTTTTTATAAACTACTTATAGAGTGAAGGGAATAAAATAACTATCTATTTATAGATCTAAGGGAGAGACACATTAATGGCTTATAACATATTAAAAGGAAACGTTGAGTTCACAGGCGACAATGGGTCGCTGGAGAATACCGTAGACCAGACTAGTAATCAAACTATTGCAGGTAAGAAAACGTTTACTCAAAGAATAACTGCAAGCGCAATTACACTTAATGGCACAAACTTGGCACCGCCTGTTATTAGTAGCGTCACAAACGCCGCCGCCACTCGGGTAACATATTTTGATGGAGCTTCAGGTGTCGCTGGAAATACTAATTTTACATTTGCCGCAGGTAGCGGGCTTTTAAGCGCTACACTTTATTCAGGATCTGCGGCCGGCCTTACGAATATTCGCACAGATAAATTCCAGGGCTTCATTAGTGCGTCTAATCTGGTGCTCGGCAATGGCGTAAAAAGTGATTCAGGTACTCTTGTTGTTTCTGGCGGTGCAGGCATCACCGTGACGGCCACCGGAGTTAAGCCGAACCTCGACACATACGGCGGCTTAAACCTTAATACAACCGCCCTGATGTTAGATGCCGGCCAGACCTACGATATTTCTAATGGCGGCCAGTCATTGGCAACTGGCGACAAACTCTTTGTGCAAGACGTCGCCGGCGCAAGCCCAGCAGCACCAGCGCTCCGCAGCATGACTGTCGGCACTCTCGCAACTTATTTGCAAAGCAATCTTACATTTAGCCCAATTACAGCATACACTAACCAAGCTAATCATCGCATCATCGCCGGCACCGCTACAGGTGGGACAGTGAATGGGTTAGCAGCCCTCACGTTTGATGGAAGTAAGCTTGCTGTTATAGGAGATGTATCTGGCTCGGGCACCGTCTATACCAAAAAGCTTACCTCAAGTTTTGGTGCGGTAGTATCAAATTCAGTGGGTGTCAATACTAACGCTCCTGCATACGAGATCCATGCTAAGGGTAATGACGCGAGTGTTTTTGCTGATGGCGTTAATAACGCTTATTTCCGCTTAGGAATAGCCGGCGCCTCCAAAGGATATCTCCAAGTGATAGGGGCCACCAGCGACATGGTTCTTGGCAACACCACTTCCAATGCTGATGTAATACTGGGCGCGAAAGTAGCCGCTGCACAAACCACTATGTTGCGTTTAGATGGTGGCCGCGGCGCCATGACAGCCTCAGTGCCATTAAGTTGTTCCTTATCAGTCTCAGCTTCGTATTTTTATGGTGATGGAAGCCAGCTAACCAATCTCCCCGGTGGCGGCGGAATTTCTTTTAACGGATCCACTGCGAACGGACTTGTAACCTATGCCAATGCATCCACAGCAGACGTCGAGTCCAACCTGACATTTGATGGAACAGACTTAGGTGTCTCCGACAAGATCTTTCATATAGGCGATACAGATACGTTTATCAACTTTACAGCTGACGATATAAACTTCCAAGCCGGCGGGGTCAATTTTCTAGATCTCACCGAAGATACTCAAAACGAAGTAACATTTAACGAAGGGGGCGTTGATGTTGACTTTAGAATTGAAACTGCCGACGAATCCCATATGCTTTTTGTCGAAGGCTCTTCTAATAGAATGAGTATCGGCGACAACACAGGATCCCCCGGCGCCACATTAGAAATTAAAAATCATGCTTCTGCCGGCGCGACCGGAGTGCCTCTTTTACAGCTAAACAACAACGACACCGACCAACAATGTCTTGATATTAATGCCGGCAACATTGACGCAAACGTAGTCAATGTAACAGCAAATGATGTAACAACCGCAAGGGTGCTTGCCATTGGCGCAGATGGTTTAACCACCGGTAATGCCCTCTATGTTGACGATAATTCAGCAAACACAGGGACAAGAAACAGTGCTCTCATCATTCAGAATAATGCTGCTGCAATTAACGCCCAAGCGCTCGCAATTCAGTCAGACGGAGGTAAAACAGGAGTAAAAATAGACAAGAATTACTCAGATACCACTGAGGCTTCAATAGTCGGCTTAAATATAGATTTTGATAAAACCGGCGCTTCCACATCAGACAACAACATGTATGGTATCCAACTTGACATGGATAATACCACAGCCACCAATGGTAATAACTATATGTATGGCTTACACGTCACTCCAACTCTTATACACGCTGCTGATGCCGGCGGCAGCTTTGTATACGGCGCCCACATTAGTGCCCAAGGCGGAACAAAAGGCAGCAGCTTGGTCCAAGGTGCAAGGATCGAAGCAGCCGGCGGTGACTTCAACTACGGAATCCAGCTTGACGTTGAGGATGGACCCAATAACGTTGATCTTAGAATTGAAAGTTCAGCCGATAGTGGCGATTACTTCCAGATTCAAACCACCACCGCTGGCGCAACCACAATCACAACAGTTGACGACAATGCTGCAGCTGCTCATCTTACATTTACAGTTGATGGAGATATTAATTTAAACCCCGCCGGTACTCTGGCAATTAAAACTGTTGAACCCACTATTCACTTTAGTTCAAGTGGCGGCGCAAGCCTAGGCCGGATTGGGATGAATTCATCGGACAATATTTTAATTCAAAACGACACAATCAACAAACATATCGTATTTAAAGTTAATGACAATGGAACAACCAGAGAAGGCTTCAGGCTTAATGGCGCCGTGCCGGAAGTTGTTGTCAACGAGGGTTCCGAGTCTTTGGTTGACTTCCGTGTCGAAGGCGATACAAATCCCCACGCGTTGTTCGTGAAAGGCTCCACGAACCGAGTAGGAATAGGTACAGGAGATCCCCAAGCGAAAACTCACATAACTAGCGATACCAGCGGGGGAACTGTGCTCGCCATACAACAAAATAATGACGGCGGTGACGCTCCAAATATTGACTTTAAAAAATCCCGCGGCGACTTCGCGAACCCCGCAGCAGTCCAGCCAAATGACTTTCTCGGACAAATGTCCTTCCAGGGGTACGACGGTGCTGCATACGCATCGCATGCGGATATATATGTGCAAGCAGGAACACCTATTGGGGG